GTCGGCAGGCAAAGAATGGAACGAATTCGATTTTACCAAGATGCTTGATTACTACAACGAAACCTTGCTCAAGCCAAGATGGGTCGTTGTCCCCGACTGCGTGGGTAATCGAGACGAAACCCTCAGAGAATGGGACAAGTGGTATCCGATCCTCAAACAATCATACGACCACACATGGGCATTCTGCGTACAAGACGGGATGACCCCTGCCGATGTTCCATCCGAAGCGGAAGTGGTCTTTGTGGGAGGAACCAAAGAATGGAAACTTAGAAACCTTACAATATGGACTGAATCCTTTGACCGAGTTCACGTCGGAGCAATCAATTCATTCAAGGTTTTATTGCGATGCCAAGAACTCGGAGTCGAGTCAACCGATGGTACTGGATGGTTCCGTGGACCCAAGATGACCGAGGCATTGGAGAGGTACTTCAAAGTACAATCTGGTGAGATTCAGTTGCCCAAGCAGACTGAGTTTGCACTAGCATAACTACACCACACTACGATTGCGTTGACCTGTAAGGCGTATTGCCTTACAATCTGTAACGCAATGCTCAGCGCCGCAGATCCCGAACTTCTCTATGTATCCAAGAAGCCCGATATTGCTTACTTGGCTCAGACCTATAAGGAAACTCAATCCGACTTGGGTGAGTGGTTAGACCGCAAGCAACGCGACTACGATGTTCGCAATTGCCAATGGGCAGGTAAGTCGGATGACTTCAAGAAGCACGCATCGCTAAGTTCAACGGGTGAGGTGTTCCCCTGGGAGGGCGCCAGTGACTCCGAAATCCGCATGGCGGACGAGATAATCGGATGCAAGGTTTCGATGGTTATGAATGCGGTAAGGCGAGCGCATATCGTTGCTACCCCAACCGAATCGAACGACGTTGAGCGGGCATCCGTCATAAGCAACTTCCTTCGTTGGCTCATCAATACCAAGATGACTGAGTTCTACAGCGAGATGGAACTTGCTATGAATCATCTCTTTGAGAAGGGGATGACCGTTACTTACGCCTACTACGATCAGCAAGAACTGAAACAACAACAGACCATAAAGCTTGAGGAAATAGCCCAAGTTTTGCCAGCCATTGCGGAAGTCATCCAAGACGGATCGATGGACGATGAGTTGAGTGAAACACTCAAAGAACAATTCGGAGTATCCAAGACCAAGGGTAGGGCGATGCTTCGAGAACTACGCAAAGACGGTGAGACTACCGTTCCGGTTACGCGAGAAGTCGTGAGCCGCCCCAGAATCAAAGCACTAGCTCCCGACGAGGATGTGTTTTGGCCGAACTATACCATTGATCCACAGGAAGCACCCTATGTCTTCCATGTCGTGAACATGACACCCGAACAAATTCGGGCAAAGATCAACACTGAGGGATGGGACAAGAACTTCGTCGAGCAGGTAGTTGACCTCGCGAACAATGCCGAGGCCGAGGACAACCTTTACAATATTCGCGAGCAAGACGAATTCGTTCACTCCGATGATCAGTATGTAAAAATCGTCTATTGCTACCAACGCCTTTTAGATGAGGACAACATTCCGGGTATCTACTGCACGATCTTTCATGCCAGTGTGACTGAGACATATGCAAAGCATCAATTAATGGACTATGCTCACGGCAAGTACCCGTTCACGGTTACCACATGGGAGCGTACCTCCAAGCGACTTTATTCGTCCCGTTCAATACCGACCATTGCAGAACCCGATCAACAGGCATTAAAGGTAGAAGTAGACTCAGCAATAGACGCTCAGTCTTTGACTACGCTTCCACCAATTCAACACCCAATGGGACGTTCACCGTCAAAGTGGGGTCCGGGTGTAAGAGTTCCTTATCGTACTCCAAACGAGGTATCGTTTGCCGCTATCCCACCAGGTCGTGGTTCAACGGTAAACGTCGAACTCCGCAGGTATATCCAAGAACAGGTAAATCGATACTTCGGAAGGAATGGTCCTGGCGTTGATCCGGTTGAGGCACAGATGAAGCAACAGCATATCATCGACAAGGTATTCAGCCACCTTCGCCAAGTCCTTGATCAAATCTTCAGCCTCTATCAACAGTACGGACCCGATGAGGAATTCTTTCGGGTTACGGGAATGCAGGACTTGCAGAAGTTCAGCAAGGGCAACCCCGGTGAACGCTTTGACTTTTCGCTTCAATTCGATGCGGCTTCACAAGATCCCGCCCAAATGCTTGATCGTGTAAAAGCGATTGCCGAGCTAGGTGGAATGTTGGACAAAAACGGCACGCTTGATACCGAGAGGTTGCTTCAAATCGCAGTTGGGCAGATCATGCCTGGTGCTGCGGAGAGCATCATGATTCCCAAAGAGACCGCATCACAAAAGGCAGTTGAGGAAGAGCGTCAAACTATTGCGGAGATCTATGCGGGAGTTCCGCCCAACGTCCGTCCGAATGACGCACATGAGATGAAGTTGCAAATCTTTCAGCAATGGTTGGCTCAACCTGACGTTAGCCAAAAGGTACAGGAAGACCCTGCCTTGCAAGAACGCATTCAGAATTACATTCAACAAAGAACCTTCCAAGTCCAACAGCGTGAAAACGCAACTATTGGTCGCTTGGGAGCCGCACCAACACAGTTTGGGGAAACCCCAAGCGCAGCATAGGAAACATAGATATGCCAAGAGGTAAAGGTACATACGGATCAAAGGTTGGAAGACCACCTAAGAAGAAAAAAATGGCGCGTAAAAAAAAGATGCGCAAGTGCAAGTGAATCTTATTTGACATGCCCCGTAAGAAAAAGACCTACCACGAAATTGACCCCGAAGAAGCGATCCAAGCATTAACCTTCTTAAAGGGTGAACCAAACTTTCTGAAGTACATCGAGATGCGCGAGTCAATGCGTGAAGATGTAATCCGTCAACTCCAGGTAAAAGAGGTAGTCGAGTGTACAAATCGCCACTACATGCTGTGCGGTAAACTCGAAGCCATAGACGAGGAACTTGACACCTTTTACCGACTGTAACCTTTTGCGAACATATGGGGATGTGTATGCGCCCCCTGCGAGTCCCGCCAACTTGCAGGGGGTTTTTTGTTTTGAATTGTCCTGTAAGGTAATCTGCCTTACAATATGTAACAGCGAAAAAAGCGCTAATTATGACAGTCGAATCAATCGAAGCCGAAGTCGCTACCTCTGAACCTGCTGAGAGTAGTGTAACGCCCGATCCGGGGAATCTAACAATGGCCGAGTATGCGAGCAACTTGCTCAAAGCTCAGTCCGAGGAGGAGCAACCCGAATCACCCGAAGAGGAATTGGAACCTTCTGATCTAGCTGAAGAGTCCGAAGAACCGGAGGAGACACAGTCTACTGAGGAACCGGAAGAATCGGATCAAACCGAAGCTGCCGAACCCAATACCGTTCTTTCTAAATACAATATTGATCTGGACTCATTGTCCGAAGAAGAAACCAAGGAACTCGCAAAGTCGCTTTCCCTGAGTGCAGTCAAACGCTTTGGCGATTTGACCGCACAAAAGAAAGCACTGGCACTGGAGAATGCCGAGCTACAAGCGCAAGCCCAAGCAAAGCCCGAACCTACCAACGAGAGTCCTTCGTTCCTAAAGGACAATGCACTGCACAACGTTAACGACGTCCAAGCACTCACCAAAGAAGTCGAGAACCTGACCACGCTCATCGAATGGGCCGAAGAAGGGTTGGAGAACGAGGTTGAGTACGACGATGCCGGAAACGAGTACGTAGCCAAGGATGGGGATAAAACCTATACCAAGGCCGACCTTCGTAGGATCAGGGCAAACGCCCGTAAGGTTTTACGAAAGGATGCACCCGCGAGACAGAAATGGATCGAGGAACGTACGCAAAGTGATCAACACGCAATCCAAACATTCGACTTCCTTAGTGATGGAGAAAGCGAGGACTACAAATTGTTCATGCAGGTGAAGAGCAACCCACTCTATCAACCACTAGTCGAGCATTTGCCGAACGGCAACTTTGCAGTCGGGCTAATGATTGAGGGAATGAAAGCACTCCAAGCACGCCAGGTCAATACGAGCAAACCGAAACCAAAGCCCAAGGCTCCCGTAGCTTCAGTTGAAGCAGGAAGCGCCAAGCCAAGGACGGAGAACTCGCAACGAAAGAAAGCATTGGAATTGGCCAAGGCAAAATTTGATAAGTCCGGCAACATGGCAGACTACCAAAATTACATTAAACTCAAGCGGGCAACCGCATAATTTAAAAACACAAGGAGGATATAACAGTGGCACAATCAACGTCGTATAACACCGCAGGGAACCGCGAGGACCTGACGGATGCAATATCAATTTTAGAACCTGAGTCTACACCATTCATCAGCATGATGAGGAAGGGCAAAGCTACAGGCACATTTGTGGAAGTCCAAGTTGACCGTCTCAAAACTAGTTCATTCAATGGAGTTAGTGAAGGTGAAGATGTCGGATCATTTTCCAATCAAGCAGAAGACCGGGCGCGTATCGGAAACTATGTCCAGAAGTTTAGACAAACTTGGAAAGTGTCTGATATTCAACAACTTGTGGACACTGCTGGTGTCGCAAGCGAGAAGGCAAATTCAGAGGGCAAATGTGTACGCCAGATCAAGAGGGATATAGAGGGGGCGTTTTGTTCCGCTCAAGACCGTCAAGCCGAAGCTGGATCCGGTACGCCTTACAAAACTAGAGGTATGCTCAAGTGGCTTGGAGTTGGTGGTCAACCATCCGACGTTCCTACCTTTGCGCAAAACGTTGCCAACGACACTACGGGAACCCAAACCGAAGCTACCTTCAATAGCGTTCTTCAAGAACTCTACACTGCTAACGGAATGCCTGGTGGTCAGCTCACCTTGATTGCGGGTCCAGGTCTCAAACAAGAGATCTCGAACTTCTCTCGTCAGCTTGCCGCAACCAACGGAACCTACGTTGTCAATCAAGACGCTGATAGCAAGAAGATCACGCTTTCAGTAAGCGTATATGAGGGCGATTTTGGTTTGGTCAATATCGTTCCTAGTACACTAATAAATAGGACGTCAGGTAGCGAAACCGTTGACGCTGATGCCGGACTTCTGATTGACCCTGAGTATGTTGCAATGCACACGCTCAAGGCTGAATCTTCACAAGAGTTGGAAGACCAAGGTGGTGGATCAAGAGGGTATGTAGACGTAATTGCTGCATTGTCGTGCCTTAGTCCAGTTGCTCACGGTTACTTCAATTAATCCATCTAACACTAAGGAGATTTAAGACATGGCTAACACTAACGTTACATTACCAAACGCTCGCAAGAGTGTTCTCTCGAACCAAGAACGCGCCCAAGGATTTACCCACAAGTGGAAAGTCCTCTTCTCCGACATTGACGAAGGCTCTGGCTCTTCCGATACCGTCACGGTTGCTCTTGGTGACACACCTACTGACTTCGTTATCTCGAAAGCGATGATCAACGTCAGCACTGCAATGACCGGAACTGGCGCATTAGCCGCCGAACTCGGAACTGATGGAGATCCAAACAACTTCATCGAGTCTACTTCCGTCACCGCAGTTGGCCCAATCATTGCCGCTCAAGGTGCAGTGCCTAAGACCCTTGCCGGGACTTTTGCCGCAGCCTCTGACGCTCTGCAAGTCAAGTTCACCAACTCCTCTTCCGGATCACCATCCGCGCTTACAGCAGGAGAGTTGGACATCTACTTGGCCATGCATGACGCTAACGACGTAGGCTAATTCGTTTTGTTGTTGTCCGGGGGGTGGCTCAACCGAGTCACCTCCTTGGACGCGACAAGCACAACCCAAACCCTATAACACTATGTCCGAAATCTTTGTACCAAAGTGGAAGAAAGACCAAGGTAATGGTTCGTCGTTCATGAAAAATCTTGAACGGCATTTGCGATACGAAGTTGACCTTGAAAAGTACGAGGCCAAGAAACGCGAAATAGAATGCGGCAAGGAGAACCAACACGGTGGCGTCATGGACGGAGTTGGACAACTGAAAGCAACCATCCCCGCTCGCGAATACTTTCGTTGGCAGCAATTCAAACCTGGATGTTGGGGTGACAAATCCTTCGTCAAGGAATTCTTGCGCGACAACCCATCCCTTAAAGCAAAATCATTTAACAAGAAAACCTTCCAAGGAGGCTTGGAACTAGCATGAGGTCAATCGCGGTAAGCGTACTTACGACTAACCTGACAAACATGGTTGGCGTGGATGCTTTGCTCACCGCAGAGTCCACCGCAGCAGTTAGAAGCTTTAACCGCTTTGGACGCTTGGCATGGGAACGAACCGCATGGCCCCTAGCTTCGCGGTTAACTCAAGTCATCCCCGATGTCCGTGTCAGAAGCGTAGACGTTGGGAGTGGTGGTGCATCTTATAGCTCCGCTCCTACCGTAGCATTCAGTGGGGGAGGGGGTAGCTCGGCCGCAGGAACCGCAACGATCAATTCCGATGGTGAGGTCAACGGAGTTGCGATGACGAACAATGGCACGGGATTCACGGGAGTTCCCACAGTGTCCTTTTCGGGAGGTGGTGGAAGTGGAGCAACTGCAACTGCCAACCTCTTAGCCTACCTGGACTTTGGAACCACGATTGGCGAAATCTTCCGAGTGACCGAACAAGATCCGTATGGCTTGGGCAATGCAAGCGACATCGCATTCCGCAACGTCTACGTCACGGGAGCGAGTGAGTACGGAGAAGCAATCTTACCGCAACGCTCATCCACCTCGCCTGTTTGGGTGTACTACAGAAGTCCTTATCCGAATTACGCAAGCAACGCTACTGACTTCCCATACCTCTTTGCAGAGTACGTGGTTCTCGGAGCATACGGGGATTGGCTTTCCTCAGATGGCCAACAGGACAAGGCGCAAGCAATTTATCAACAAGCGGAATCCGTCTTGCAAGTAGAGTTGGACAAACTTGAGAGACAAGAAGGACAAAGCCAACCACTTTTAATCGAAACATACGGCACAACCATTGCCACAACTGCATAACATTATGGCATCTACATCAGAATATCGCGGCCTCGGACTTAATGGGGGAATTTATATTAATGACACCAATGTCGCAACCAACGCCAACGGATGGTTTGCGATCCAAGCAACGGAGGATACCGTGTTGGCTGCTCAATCGAGCAACATCACGAACCTCGATGACATCTGCACTGGGCAAGACGCAACCACCCTCTCAGCCGGAACGGTACTTTATGGAAATTTCCAAAGCATCGATCTGACGAGTGGTGCTGTAATTGCCTACAATATTTAATGGGTTCATCCATCATATCCATTGGTCTTGGCTTGGGAGGTGGTAAATCGGCCACCTCGTCGGGCAGGTTGTCTAGCGGAGGCTCGATATCGAATACCCTCTCAGGAAACTTTGATGGTAGCGACGATAGTTTATCTTTCGGAACAAGCACTCTTTTCAATACGGGGTCAGCTTTTTCGTTCTCAGCTTGGATAAAAATAAGTTCGTATTCAAATACCTTCCAATCCATCGCTCAATTTAAAACTAATCATTCAAACGGGTTTCAATTGCTCGCCTCAGACCGTACGCTTTACGCGGGCTTAAATATCGGTAGTAACGACCATACCAACATGATGAGGGTGAAAACTGCGGGCGATATAAGTGGCACGTTTTTAAGTTGGACTCATATTGCTATGACTTACAACGGAGGTGGGGGAAGCACTTCTTCAAACTATAAAGTTTATGTAAACGGAAGCGAGGTAAGCCTGACTTCAACGGGCAACTACGCAAGCTTGACAAATGTTAATTCATTAGGCGGAGCTAATGGCGGAAGTGCTTTTTATTTCAACGGTTTAATTGACGAGTTAGCAACCTTTGACTCCCTACTTTCTTCCTCCGATGTAACAGCTATTTACAACAGCGGCACTCCAAACGACCTTTCTTCGCTCAGTCCTGTTACTTGGTATCGTATGGGAGACGGAACAGGCGACACCGATTCGGGAGGAGGCGCACCTGCAAGTGGGGATACAATCGGAACTGTTGTAGACCAAGGCTCGGGCGGTAACAATGCGACGGGAACGAACGGCCCGACTTATTCATCGACTGTACCATCTTAATCATGAGTAAAAACTACGTAATACTCGACGCTTCAGACGTCTCTTCAGTCGACTTTAGCGAAGTC